GGCGCTGCGGTGAACTTGAAAATCGCCGAGAACATGGCGCGCATTGCGACCTCCACTACGGACCCGAATGCCGCGAAGGTCGGCATGGCGTGGCTCGAGCGGCGCGCGGGCGAGGCGTTTCGGCCGACGAAGAAGCTCGAGATCGACGATAAGCGCGATAAGGCGCCGATCATCGACAGCAGTAAGTTATCCGCCGAGGACCGGCAGAAGTTGCGCGAGGTGATCGAGGCGGCGCTGGCGCAGCAGTCGGATGACGCTCCGGATGACGATGAGGAGGGCCCGGTGTTGATTGAGGGGCCGCAATGAAGTTGAAGCCAGGGGAACGATGCCGCCGGTGTAATAGATTGACAAGCGACGCGGCGGTTACGCATCATCTTCGCGCAGCGTCGCGGGCGATCCGTGAAGCGCAGAGGCACATGCCAGAGAAACTTGCGGGACGCACTAAATGGTTCGCGAAGAAACGCGCCCTTTGGCTAATTGAAATGCTACGGGAGATCCATTCCATGGCGTCTGCACGATGAGCGACGCAGACTATGTAGTGATGCACTGGCGCGTTACCGAAGATGGCTTGACGTGGAAGCCGTGCGGACCAGAATGCGCGCATAAGCGCGAGCCTGACGTGACCGGCGTTAGACTCACGGCGGTTACGGTGCGCGGCGATCAGATTGAGTGGGATGGCGACGGAGAGGATAAGTGAGGGATCTGCATTTGACTCGTAAGGATTTTAGCATCGACTGGTTCAGCGGGACCGGCGGAGGCGGACAGCACCGTAACAAGCATCAGAATTGTTGCCGCATAGTTCACCTAGAAACCGGCATCATGGCGACCGGACAGACGGAGCGCGACCGCCCGAGCAATCAGGCAAAGGCGTTCAAGGAGTTGGCGAAGCGCTTGGTTGCCTATTACACGGCACTCGATGAAATGCCGCGCTACATCAATACGACCGTTATCCGCAACTATCACGCCGAGCGCAACGAAGTACTCGACAAGGCATCTGGGCTGCGTCGTCCGTATCGGGATGTGGTCATCGGCGGCAATCTCGCCGAAATGATTGAGGCTCGTCTTTCCGTAATGGCTTGCTTCGCTTCCGACACCAATGGGTGAGGTCGTCCCCATCAATGTCAAGCGCGACGAAGGGCCGCGCGTCTGGGTCTGCGGCTGCGGCAATCACACCTACATACTCCACGCCGACGGCAAATGTGTCTGCGAGGCGTGCGATTGCTACGATGCGGCGCTGCTCGTGACGTTCGACGAGGCGCGCCGGCCGCCTGAACTGCCAAAGGCCGTATAATGGGAGTGAGGCCCAAGCTTACTCGCCGAGCCCTTCGCACGATTGATGCGTGGTATGCGACGCACACTCTTTTTGATGGTAGGCCATTGAAAGTCATGGCGCACCGATTCGGAGTACACCCGAACACCGTGCTTCGGGCAGCGCGGCGCCAAGGCCCATACTCGCGCGTGCCGATTGATAGCGTGCGACCTGCCTGGGCGCTCTCGAGGTTCACGGAAGAGGAGTTGGAGGAACTCGTCGAATGGCACAAGACGGCGCGAAAATCCCGTACCAGGGATCGATGGATCCACACGCCTAGCTTGAAGATTATGGCGCAGCGCATGGGTACCTCGGATATGACGATCGTGAGGGCGCTGCGGCGGCTTGGGATTTATGATCATTGATGCGTCGAGGATTGATCCGAAACGACAGCTCATCGACTTAGACCGCGCGGACTGCGAGGACTCACTCTATATATACCTAAAGCAGGCGTGGCATGTATGGGAGTCTGCGCCATGGATTGACGGCTGGGCGATCGATGCGGTTGCCGAGCATCTGCAAGCAGTCGTCGACGGCGAGATCCGCAGGCTCATCATCAACATCCCTCCGCGTTGTACTAAGTCCGCGCTCTGTTCTGTCGCGCTCACAGGATGGGTTTGGGCGCAGCAGAGAATTTCGCACACATCTGGCCCGGGCGTTTCGTTTCTCTATGCATCTTTTCGAGAAGACTTATCACGTCGAGACTCTGTTGCATGTCGCCGCGTGATCGAGTCGCAATGGTATCAGGATAGATGGGGAGATCGCTTTCAGTTATCGGACGATCAGAATACGAAGTCCAGATTCAATAACGACAAGGGTGGATATAGGCTCATCACGTCGATTGAGTCGAAGGGCGCAACCGGGGACGGCGCGAATATAATCTGCTTAGACGATTGCAACAGCGCCAAGGAAGTAGAATCGGAACTCGTCATTGCAAGCACGCTTGAGTGGTTCGATGGCACGCTTGGAACACGCTTAAACAATCAGAAGTTAGGCGCCGTGATTCAGATTCAGCAGCGTCTCGGCGAGAACGATCTGACCGGACACATACTCTCGAAGACCAAAGGCGAATGGACACATTTGTGTCTGCCGATGGAATACGAGCCAGAGCGATCTTTTTTCACGACGATTGGATGGAAGGATCCGCGCACCGAGCCTGGCGAGTTATTGTGGCCTGAGAGATTCGGGCCACCGGAAGTAACATCCCTCAAAACCTGGATGGGCGACTGGCGCGCCGCCGGCCAATTGCAACAGCGCCCCGAGCCGCGCGGCGGCGGTGTCATCAAGCGCGAGTGGTGGCAGTTGTGGGACTCGGAAGTCTACCCCCCGATGGACTTCATTCTTGGGACGCTCGACACCGCATACACCCTTGAGCAAATGAATGACCCGAGCGGCATGATCGTCTGGGGAGTATTCAGCGGAGATACTGTCGCGACCGCGAATCGTATCATGGATACGGACGGCCGCGTGATGTATAAGGATCGATCGTTCTCGGAAGAAACTCCTAAGGTCATGCTCGCGCATGCATGGACAGATCGATATGAATTCCACGAACTGATTAAAAAAACTGCGCAGACTTGCATCGCGCTGAAAGTTGACTTGCTACTAATAGAGAACAAAGCTGCGGGCATTAGCGTCGCGCAGGAACTTCGGCGCCTGTATTCGAATGAGAAATTCTCGGTGCAGTTGTTTGACCCCAAGAGCCAGGACAAGTTCGCGCGTCTCGTGTCGGTGCAGCACTTGTTTCAGGAAGGCCTCATCTACGCGCCGGATCGCGCATGGGCTGACGCCGTGATGACCCAAGTCGGGCAGTTTCCTCGCGGCAAGCACGATGAATACGTGGACTTGACATCGATGGGATTGCGCTATTTGCGCGACCGCGGACTCATTGCCAGAGCCCCTGAGCGCCAGGCGGAACTCGAGGCTCTGAAGGTCTACCCAGGCGGCCGCGACGCCCCCCTGTACCCGACTTGACTTATGTGGCAGAATCTGCCCCATGAACCTCGCGACTCCCGCCCCCTCGGCTGTCCGCTGCAAATGCGTGGTGGACTTCCTTGGCCGTGGGCCCGATTCCTTCACGAAGCCTTACTATCGGTTTTTAGTGACCGTGCAGGGCGAATTTCCGCATGCGGTTCGCAAGCAGTATGAGATCATGGCGTATGGCGAGGAAACCGCGGCGCACCTGGCATTGAAGACATTCGAGCGCGAGGCGCTGTTTCCGAGTCCTGAGATCGCGAGCCTGTTGCTCGACGTGGATCAGAAGTGACGTACCTGGGTAAAGCGATTCAGTTGGAATTGATGCGCCGAGAGCTTGAGCGCAGGTTCAATCCTCTCGTGGCCGAGGAACTGATCCAGGCACAATTGAAGCAATTTCGTGAGGCGCGCGCGAAGTGATCGAAGTCCAAATCCCGCGCTCTCAGATGGTCGAATTCACGGACAATGCGACCGCGATGGCCTACACGCACGCGAAGTTCGCGAAGGCCGGTATCCCGATGCAAAACGGCCTTGTGTCGAGCTGCGGGTCTCTGTGGCTCGAGGTCGACCCGCTCTCGGAGATCATCATCTGGCGCTGGTACGCTGACAATGAATTGGTGCCTGATCCGACGGAGCGACTGCATTGAGCGGCTTAGGTAACGCGAATCTGCGCTTGGTTCCCACCGATGAGCCCGACGCGCCGGAAGCCTCGATTGAGGTTCAAGTCGACCCAGATCCCAATGGCGACGTTCCCGATATCGATGAGAAGGGCAACATCCTTCGCATCGTCCACGGCGACGGGTCCGTGTCGGTGTCTCTCGACGGAAAGCCCATGGGCAACGTCAACGGGCCGGCGGATCCGCTAGACCACTACTCGAACCTGGCGGATGCAATCGGGGATGATGAACTGAATCGCATCACCGAGGAACTTCTTACCGGGATCGCGGATGATCTGCAATCGAGACAGGAGTGGATTGAAGATCGCGCGCTCGGCATGCGGCTTTTGGGACTCAAGATCGAACTTCCGAACGTGCAGGGCGCCTCAGACGGGGCTCCCGTTGAAGGCATGAGCAAGGTGCGCCATCCGCTGCTATTGGAGGCGGTGCTCAGGTTCCAAGCGAACGCGCGCTCAGAGTTGCTTCCCACCGACGGGCCGGTGAAGATCCGCAACGACTCGAACGATTCGAATGCGGGGCTCGATGCCTTGGCGAACGCGCTCGAGCGTGACATGAACCATTATTTGACCGCAGTCGCGACCGAGTACTACCCGGACACGGACCGCATGCTTTTCATGGCAGGCTTCGGCGGCGACGGGTTCAAGAAGGTGTACTTCTGCCCGCTTCGAAATCGCCCGGTGTCCGAATCGGTCGATGCGGATGACTTAATCGTCAATCAGTCCGCGATCGATTTGTCGAACGCGCAGCGCGTCACGCACAAGACCATGATGAAGCCGTCCACGGTCAAGCGCCTGCAGATCATGAAAGTCTACCGGGACGTGTCGCTAGGGGATGCGGTGATTCCGCAGATGGATGCGCTTCAGCAAGAGGAAAAGGCGCAGCAGGGTCTGCAGGAAGACTCCATGCGCTTGGCCGCGCACCGAGAGCGCGAGATTTACGAGTGCTACTGCGAGCTCGACATCAAAGGATTCGAGCACAAGATAAAGGGGAAAGATACCGGCCTTGCGCTGCCTTACATCGTCACGA